TCAGAGTCGTAAAGTTTAGTCGCACCCGATGATGCAGTTTTAGTCGAGGAGTAATCATGACGATACATATCATAAACATAACCCAAACCACCAGTGGTCTGTTCGGGTGGTATCCAGTCAGTTCTTCTAACTACCTGAATAGTGTCATTTGCCAATACCCTTTTCAGGGAGATCATATCAGCATAATCATCCGAGAATTCTTGGAATGAATCTACTGGGTCTGGGGCTGCATTCTCATTATCCCACGGTTGTGGTCTGCCTATGAACACATAAAGACGATCCCTAGCACTACCTGCCAACAGGTCAGACTGTGTAGGATCTGGTCCTTCAAGTGACTTTCTAAACCTTTCGGCAGTAAAGATTCTAAATTGGTCGGTAAGTAACGCCATTGTCTACGGATTGCCTAGTTTTATTTATGTGGGTTATTCATCTTCATTTCTGACAGCCGTTGTATATTCAACTGAGAATATCTTGGCTTGAGCACCAGAGGTGTTTCCTTGTAGTGTCTCACCCACTGTCCAATAGTATGTGGGGTCATTAATAACAACGTCTTTCACTAATAAAGTGTATAGATTCTCGTTAGTGCCAATTGTTGGTCCTAACATTACAGAAGTGTTAGTAGCACTAAGTCCAGAAGTTTGTCCAGTGACTATCTCAGTTGCCGTAAATACAGCAGCATTGGTATATTCAACTATGATGGTTGCAGTTGCAGAATGGGAATCTCCATCACCTAAAGCACCAGCAGATTGCACAGTTGCTACTAAAGGTGTATTATTACCATCATATATCTGAGTACCAATTTGGAATAGAGTAGTATTTTGTCCACCCAATGTTTCCTCTATACCATATTTAGACGATGCAATACCACCATCTAAGTTAATTTGATTTTCAAACTCTGTGCCAGTATTAACAAGATCAATAATTCCATCACCCACACCATCTAATTCATCATCATCCTCGAATGCTCTATCAAGAATAACACCTAAACCATCAACAAAAGTAACAATATTTTGACCAAGTGCTTCTAATAATACGTGAGGCTCAACACCCGTGCCAGAAGCACCAGCAGTACCAGCTACAAATGCAATGATCTTAGATTTTTCGTTAGACCTACCACCATCAATGAATGCTAATTCATCAACCTCAAAGGTTAAGTAGAGTGCTCTATTTACTCTATCCCAATCATATACGATAGCAACTCGGTTATTGGAGGATTCAAGGACTCTTCTAACCTTATCAGTTACTTGAAAATCATAGTTTGTTAGACCAGTATTAGGATCATCTTGCAGATTATCTAAGATAACTTTCTGATCAAATCGGAAATTAACTCCTCTATCACAACCAGTGAATGAATCAAAATCATCACCAGCAGATCTAGCAGTCTTACCAGTATATCTGATTATTTCTCTACCAAGTAGTATCTTACCTGAACCAGCATATGGATCGGTAGTTTCAACATATATTGTACCACCAGAAGAAGTTATATTAGTTGTTAATCCAGTTAAATTATATACATTAGAATTTAAAGATTGCCTATTTCTAGCTTCTCTAATTAGGTTAGTATCTCTAGTAAAGATAATCTCTGGGGGAGTAGTATATCCACCTCCACCTGTCAATAAATCTATATTAGTAATTTGACCAAGATCTATAAATGCCTCAGCAGAAGCACCAGATCCACCACCTTTAATAATCTGTATTAGTGGAGGCTCCTCAAAGAATTCACCTTGATTTGTTAAGGTTATAGAAGAAACTTCACCAAATTGGTTTACATTAGCAACACCAGTAGCACCAGCACCACCTCCCCCAGAGATAATAATATTAACATCTTCTTCTGTGTAATTTCTACCTTGCTGTTCAATAGAAAGACCCGTAACAAGACCTGTTATAGGTACTAATTCTGATCCACTTCCACCACCCCCAACAATTTGAGCAGCTGCATCAAAGTAACCATCACCAGGTACAGTAACTTGTACAAAATCTAGGGATCCATCAGGTTTAAGAAATACATTACCAGTAGCAGCACCATCACCATTAGCATCTTCTATTTTAAGACGTAACGGATCATATCCTTCACCAGGATCTATAACTTCTACAGCAGTAATCTCACCACTATCTCCTTCAATAACTGCTCTAAGAACAGCATCTCTAATTGGAGTACCGCAATTTCCTATACGAAGTCTTGGGGGATCAGCAGCAGAATAACCACTTCCACTATTAACGACATAGACATCCCTTACCCCAAATATACTATTAAATATAGGGAAGATTTCTGCACCACTACCAGGGACTGTTCTTGTCATACTAGACTACCGTTAAGTTTCCAACCATTGCTGCATGTAATGTGCACTGATACACATAAGTTGTTCCAACAGCTAAATTCATCGGGATTGTCCAATATTGGACACCATTTTCACTACCACTAACACCAGCAGTTACTGAGCTACCACCTGATGTTTGTCTAAGAGCAAATGGGTGCGCTGCTCCAGTTATGTTATTAAACCTATAGGTGAAACCTCTATAGACATATATTGTAGGATTATCTGTTGTTGTACCAACTCCACCACCAGTAAATCTATATGCTGATGATCCATTAGAAACAATCTCAAATCCTATTGTAGGAGATTCTACAGCATCCCATGAAGTGCCATTGTATATAATATTGTCATTTTGTTCAGGTGATGATGCTGTATACATTGATGCATTGACTGTCAATGTATTTGAAGTAGCACTAGTAGTAACACCAGTACCACCAGCAATACTTAATGTTGATGTTGATAGTGCAGCAGTAGTTGATCCTGAGTCTCCTGTGATTGTCCTATAGACAACTTGAGTTACGTTAGGAGAGTCATTTGTAACTGTGAGATCACTTCCACTGATAGCAGTACTAATACCAGTCCCACCAATGACGTTAATAGTAGTAGATGCACTATCTGCGGTTTTGTTTCCTGAGTCACTTCCTATAATTCCGTAAGCATTTTGATTAACCTCTCCAAGAGTACCAGTCATATTAATTGTGACTGTATCTCCTGTTATAGCAGTAGCAATATTAGTGCCACCAGCAAATATTAATGTGTCTGTAGCAGCAGATGCTGTTGTGGTACCAGTGTCACCATTAATAGTTTCAAATAAGTTTTGAGTAGTGCCTCCACCACCTCCACCTGATGAGTCATCATTAGCAGGTTCCCATTTACTATTGGAATCATTCCATTTAATGACTTGTCCGTCGGAAGGTCCACCTCCAACAGTCATATCTACATCACCAAGATCACCAAGACTATGATCTTCACCTATAATCTTCTTCCAACCACCACTGGTTGCAACTCTTGCTGTATTATCAGCAACTACAAGAGCAAACATACCATCATGGGTGGCATTGTCTGGTAAATCTCCAGTAGTAGCAAAAGAATTAGTATACTTTAACTTACCATCAGCACCATCGATGTATGTTAGAGCAGATCCTGTGCCACCAGCCCAGAGTTTAATATCTCCACTGCCATTTGGTTGGACAGTTATGTCACCATTTGCTGCTGATACAATTTTATGTCCATTAACATCTACATCACCAGTAAAACTATCAAAATTACCCTCAGCGAACTGAGCTCCATTCCATTTTAGAAGTTGTCCTGAACTAGGAGTTCCTATATTTACTTGTAAATTGGTATCGTTGCCGAGATTGGTATACAACTCATCAATGACGCTATTTAATTTTATAGCACCATCTCTCAGACTGTCACCAGTCCCGTCATTAGCTGACGATCCAATTGCTAGGGTTTGCTTTGCCATGATTGAAGTCTTTACAGGGTTATTTAGGTACCATCGAAGGTTTGTGAGGTAGAATCTAATGTGCTACTGGTGCTATCGAATCGATTATCGGTGCTACCACTGCCACCTCCACCAGTTACAGTTAATAATACTTGATTAGAATCTAATGGTGAGTTGGATGCTTGAGTTGCAGCACCTACAGGACCAGTAATTCTACAACGATAACGATATCCAGTCATATATGACAGTGCAGTGACTGCATATGTGTCTGTTGTTGCTCCAGTAAGAGCAGCAAATGCAAATCCACCGTCTGTAGACCTATACCATTGATAAGTAACTGGTCCGTCTTCGGGTGTTATTAAACTTGTGACTGTAAATGTTGCAGTTTGATTGGCATTTACAGTTACGTTTTGCGGTTGGTTGGCGAATGACAATGTTGGAACTACACCACCGCCACCTTGATCACCGCCACCGCCTCCACCTTGTTGGACAGGTGAGACAGTGAAGGTTGTGTCAATAACTTCTCTAGTTGTAAATCCCATAATATATGGGAATTTAGTATTATCTACATTATTTTCATCAACAGTAAGAAAATAAGCATAGGTACCATTCTGATATTCAGGTGTAATTGCAAATCTACCATTATGACTGTCTAGATCACCAGTTCCTTCAACATATTCATAGTCCTCCATGAGAGTTCCAGCAGGAGGATTGTCTGTAGTAGACCCATAATCAGGTCTACCAGCTGCCTCAGTGTCTTTGACACCGTATGAAGTCCTCATTGTTCTAACGCCACTCAAATTATTGAATGCAACATCATATCCATAAGGTCCATAGATAGGAAATCCATCAAATGATATACCGATCATCTTAGAATGACCATCAGGGTGACGAATATTGTCTCCATTAAACTGAGTTGACCCATAATAATCGTTGTAACCCGCCATTGCAGAGTTTGCTTTCCAACAATCTAGGAAATGTGGGTCATGGTAATGATATTGACCTGTTTGTTCTGGGTGTCCACCACAAGAATCTTCCCCAGAACTAACAAAAGGTAGATCTCCAGCAGCAACCCAACTAAACCCTGATGGTGGATTAAGTCCAGCACCAGCAGAAGGATTAAAAATAGTTACTCCATTACCTGAAATTCCTATAGCACCTAAAGGTGTCTCAGTTCTTCCATTTCTTTGATCATAATATTCATATGTGCCACTAACAGGAGTAGTTGCCTGTGTATCTACAATAAAATCTAATTGATCATCTGACGATAACCAACACTCACCAGCAATAGAAGTAAATATTGTACCTCTATAAATGAATTTTTGCTTTAACCCATCACTAAAATGGACAAATATATTATCTTCAGTAGATATTTGATTATTAGTAAACAATGTAAGATCGTTTACTGAAATAGTAATTCTTCTAATGTATCCGTCATGTGTATATCCATTATTATCAAATGTGCGAGCAATTCCAAATGTTCCTCCACGGTATAAGAAGTCATGATCGAAGTCCTGTTCAGTTACAGTATTTGGGTTATTATCATTTGGGAACGTGCCAAAGGATACAGGTGCAGGGAGTCCGTTGGACTCCACTGTTATAACCTTAGTGGCATTGTTATAAGATGCTGTGGCTGTCATATCCTTATTTAGATGTCATCGAAGATGAGGTTAGGTGTGAAGTTACTGATTACAGTAGCACCAGTCTGGACACTCAATATTGCAGAGAGTGAGTAAACTGGGGTTGCACCAGCAGCAGTGATAGCGACTCTAAATTCATCTCCATCATCTGCCTGTGCAGCATTATTTGTTAAGTATGTTGCTTGGTTAGCACCAATAATGTTGCTCCATGTCTGTGTGCCATACTCCTTCTTCTGCCACTGATAATTCATTGTCTGACTGTTAGTAACAGTTGAGACGACTGTGAATCCAGCAGTCTGACCTTGGTTAACTGTTACGTTAACTGGATCTTGAGTAATTGCAATTGTGCCAGGATCAACTCCACCGCCACCTTCGCCTCCTGATGGACCTTCGCCTGCGAGGACATCAAATCCACCGTTAATTGCACCGCCTGTAGGAGGTGTAAAGTCATCAGGTACTTCATTATCAATAAGTACGGATGGTGCAGCGTAATTACTACCAGAAGTCTTAACATCAATTCTAGTAATACCCATTAATGCTGTAATACGTGAATCAAATCCAGAGGAAGAGATAACGTCAACATTAGGTCGTGAGGAGTAACCATCGCCAGGATTGGTTATTATGGCATTAGTAATTTGACCAGAAGTTATATTAGCAAGAGCAGCTGCGTTTCTACCCTTAACAGATCCAGTATATTCAAATGTGATTAGTGAGTTAGAAGACTCAATTAGAGCAACTTCACGAGGGAATTCCTCACCGTCAATATCCAATCTGTCACCAGCTTCAATTGGTGGGACAACTGTTGCTGCAATAACGTCTGCGTCAGATCCAATATATGAGAAACCAACAAAGGTTGATCCCGCACGTGGGACTTCAGCGAAGATGATACGTGATCCAACGATCTCATATGCAACTCCTGGTTCCTGAATGATACCGTTAAGTGAAACGATAATGTTATTCTCAGGACGTATAACGTTAGAGGAAACACCTTCAGTCAGTGTCAAGGAGTAGAATAGACCCTGACGCTTAAGGTTGAATGAGGATCTCAATGAGTCAAACTCGAAGGAGATATCATCTAACTGACGTAACTTACCAACGTAGTATCCAATAAACTCAGATCCAATTTCAGGTGGTTCAGAGAATTGTATCTTGTCTGAGAATGCAACGTAAGATTGGTTACCGCCAGGAGGTTGCAAGATTCCATTAACGAATGCTAGTAAGTGACCAGCAGGATCTGGATAGTATGCCTGACCATTAGAGATGGTTAAGTCGAATGTTGATTGAGTGCCATCAAATCCACGGAAGTAACGATCAACTCTACCTTCTAAAGTCTTAGCTTTAGAAACTCCACCACCCCATCCAAAGTCAGACTTAAGTGACATGTTATCAACAAATGTGCCATTAGCATTCTCTATCCATATTGTAGCAGTAATACCTTGTTGCTCTATTGCAACAACCTTACCATAAGACTGATAGTCTGTTGCAGTGTAACCTGATACACCAGCATATATTGTTGGGAAGTTAGATCCCAATTCTATCTTACCAATATGGTTACCTGCTTGTGTTAATTCACTTATAGCAGCACCAACACCAACATCATTTAAGTTAGCAATCCAGAGTTTGTGTGATAGCGGTGGAGTTGCAGTTAAATCTTCAGGTTGATACTTAGTAACTATAGCAGTGAATCCTGGATTCTTTTGAATAGTACCTTGTAGAAGACTTACTTCATCACCAACATTAAATGTATCTGTGATACCAGTATCAATTATTGCTACACCTAGATCTAACTCTAGAGTCTGCACTCCATGTAGATACTGATTCAATTGAATCTGTGTACCAGTAATACCCTTAATCTCTAAAATGTAATCTGTAATACTACCGTAGATTAGATCTCCAATATCCCATTGACCTTGTAAGGTCTCAACATCCATCGTAATTCTACCACCATCATTACCAGTTATGGATCCAGACTTAGATTCATAGTTATCCATATAACCTTCAACTGATCCAACTTTACTGAAGAACCAATCACCTGAAGCAAATGATCCATTCTCAACGTTAATTAAGAATCTATCAGATGGTGCACCAAGTGTATGTTGAGTGCCACTATCAGCACCAGTAATAACGTTAGTGTCAGATATTGTACCAGCTATAGTATGAATCTTAACAATAGATGCACCTGTTTCACTATTTGGTTGAGCAGTTTGTAAAACATAACCAGTGTTTGATGGAGCACCATCAACAGTGACTAATTCACCATTAGTTAGATTGTCATATGTTGGAGGTATTGTTTGACCAGCAACAGATGGATAATGTGTATAGAGTTTATAAATCTTACCTTCGTTTTGCAATACTTGACCAACTTCAGCATTTGCATTTGATGTAAATCCGTAGATAACATCAGCAGGATTGAATCCACCTTGTATTGGTGTCTCAGAAGTATCTGTTGGGTAAGTAGAAGCAGTTCTAGTAACACCTGATCTTCTTACAACCGCAAAGATCTGAGATCCACTATTAGACTTATCTACTTCTAATTTTCTAAATCTACCATCGTGAATATAAGAAGCACCTATTTCAAACCACTCAGATGTAGCAGTTAAACAATAGAAGAATTCTTGTCCAGAAAGACCAGTTAATGAAGTCTCTGATGCTGGAATGTATTGTAATACATCTCCACGACGGAAGAAGTTAGGTTGGTAAATTCTAACTCTATACTCAGCACGATCATAACCTACATTAATTTCTGGAGTTAGACTTACCAATTCTGGATCTGTGTTGTAATCAACACCCATCTCATTCTTAGTAACTCTGTTAAGAGCATCAGTAGATGCGATAAATGTTGCCCTTGCTTCAGTTGGGAATTGTGACATTTCCAATGAGAACTCAAGTGGGTTAAGTGAAGAATCAATTTCAAACTCAGCTGCTTCTTGATTCCACTCTAATCTATCTGATGGGATGTATACATCGTAAGATGCCCATCCTGCTGCATCAGGCTCATATAATATACTCTTACAATACTGACGAAGTTTAGATAAGCAGAATAATAGATGTGTTCTAGTAACGTTGCTATATGCAATGAAGTTGCCTTCACCATCAAACCATGTTTGTGCTAATCTAAATGCTCCAGCATTACCACTAGTTACTAAGTCATAACGGACTCCCTTAACTACATTATTAGCAAAGTCAATAGTAAGATTGGTAGTTGGATATGATGCTTGTGTATCTGCAAATGCTCTAGCAGCAATTGCTTGCTGATTGAATAATATCATATTAGATATCATTTTAGCATTATTTTCTCCAGCACCCAATGCATCAATCATTAGATCGAATACAGTATCAATAGCAGATGTTACGTTGTAACATGTACCTGCCTGATAATTTGCATTAGAGTTGTATGGATATGTTTTAGTTACAGTAGCAAGATGATTACCTTGACCATTTGCTGCTTTAGATATTGTATCAATAATAATCTCTGATAATGTGTCTATACCAGATGCTACTTCACCACATACTTGATTCCAAGTGCCGTTACTTCCAGATCCACCAGCAGCAGTATCATAGGTAATCGTTAGATCCCTTACCATAACTTCTGGAGTATACTTAACAGGCCATATGGTTGGCATTATGTAAGATCTTGTTGCAACGTTAGCAGGAGTTGTTATTGCATCAGTTACAAATTGCATCAAAGTAGAAATTTCTGCCTCAACATTAGATCCCTCATTACCAGTGTAATCAGTGCTAACCCTACGTTGTCTGTAATATTCTAGTTTAGATCTAAATGGATATGCCCAAGATGTAAGTCCCAATACAGGTAATACTTTACCATCAGCATAATCTGTTACACGAGGGTATGTGTGGTTGGTAGCATTACTATCCTGACTACATGTAAATGTTAGTGCGTTACTAACAATAATCACAGCATCATCAGCTCTCAAACTATGACCAGCAACAGTTAGAGTTAACTCACCTGTAATTGGATCATAGTATGCATCTGTAGGTGTTAACTTAGTGCCATCATTAACTACTTCAATACAATTGGATGCAGCACTCACAAAATTGTGCTTATAATTACCACCCTGTATTACACATCCAGAGTTTGCACTTACGAATGTATGTTGATAAGTCTGACCAGCAGGAGATACACCAACATTAACTCGTATCTTACCATTCTGTATTTGTATACCGTCATCGATACAGGATACAAATGTATGTGCACCTAAGAAGGTTGATGGGACACCCTTAAGGACTTGTACCTCAAAGTCATTTCCATTAGCGTCTACATTAGATACTGCTAACCATTCATTACTTGCATGGTCAGTTGCTCTAGGATACAGGTGATCTGTAGCGTAATTGTCAAGATCACATTGGAATGATAATGCATGATCTGAAATCTTAATATAACTATTTGCTTTCCAAACACCATCTGTCTTAGCAGATACAAATGCATGTTGATACTTACCACCAGCAATTACTGCTCCAGGTAACGCACTTGCAAATGTATGATCGTATAGATTGTTAGATGCTGCAATATTTACATTAACTGTAATCTTACCACTTTGTCTGTGTAGAGACTTATTCTTAAATCTTTCAAATGTGTGAGTGTGGTTACCACCAGCAGTAATAGCACCAGATGTAGCAGAAGCAAATCTGTGTGTATGATTACCAGCAACAGTTGATCCCACGTTCACCGTAATTGTAGAATTCTTCTTCTCTAATCCATCAGCAACAGCAGAGACAAATGCGTGTGTATATTCACCACCACCTCGGATTGTACCTCTAATAACAGCACCTGTAACAATAGATGAAATCTGGTGAGTTGAAGTGTTAGAAGAAACTCCTACGTTAACATCAAATGTATTTGTTTGCTTATTAGAGATTACTAACCATTCGCCAGCAGCAGGATCTTGTGCTCTAGGATATGGATGCAGAGATCCATAACTATCCTCATTACACTCGAATACAAATGCACCATTCTTAAGTTGTACCTTATCTCCATTCTCAAATGGGTGACCATTAACAGTTATTGTTAATACGCCTGTACCTGGGACATAAGAAGCTGTGCTTGGGGTAAATGCATTTTCAGATCTTACAAACTGGTGAGTTGTAACGTTACTAGAGATACCAACGTTAACTGTTATAGTGTCAGCAGTAACGGAAATTATAGGACATGCATCATCATAATATGGGTCATCAGCAGTAGCACCACTATTACCATTAGCACGAGGATACTTATGCTCACTACCAAAGTTATCTGCTTGACACTTGAATACTAGTGACTCTTCTTCAATGTATACTGACTCACCAGCATTATAGTTGTGAGCACCAATAGTCATTGTCATGACACCTGTAGTAGGCTCATATGTTGCAGCAGAAACTAGGTAGTTAGCACGAGGTGTAGTGCCAACATTAACATTGAAGTCATTGCCAGATACACCTGAGATTTCTAACCACTTACCTGAAGCAGGATCTGTTGCTCTTGGATAAGAATGATTAGATCCATTATTATCCATGTCACAAGTCATGACCAATGAATCGTCAGCAATTCTTACATGGTCACCATTTGCAAATGGGTTGTTAGCAACTGTTAGTGTTAATATACCAGTAGCAGCATTGTAAGCAGCACCAGTTGCTGAATACTTAGCGTGACCAACCTTCTTAATTTCAAGGGCATGATCGTATGCTCTATCTCTCTTCGCTTTAAGACCATTAGAAGCGAATGATTGGAAACTATGAGTGAATGATCCACCACCTCTGATTGATCCTCTCTTAACAGCACCAACCTTTGCTCTCTTAAATGTATGAGTAGTTACGTTAGTAGAAGGTATACTATCCAATACTTGTACTTGGAATGTATCGGTAGAAACATTCTGAATAGTTAACCATGTGTTACTTGCATAATCACTATGTCTAGGATAAGCATGCTCAGTTGCATGACTATCTTGATTACATGTGAAAATTAATGAGTTATCATTAAACATGATTTGCTCACCATTTATCATTCCATGATTAGCAATGGTAACAGTCATAAGACCAGTAGCACCACTATATGAAATTGCAGTTGGTGTTACACCGACAGCAGGTTTGAATACGTGAGGTGTAACGTTAGAAGAAGTACCAACGTCAAGAGTAATTGTGCTATCACTAACAGAAACGACAGAAACAGCATTAGCGTATGCAG